ATTCTGAAATAAGAGAACCATTATTTAGAACTGGCTTTGATAGAAATCTCTGGCTATGGGAGCAATATGATACAAATAGCACTTATCTTCTGGTTGCTGATGTCGCAAGAGGCGACGGTGCTGATAACTCAGTTTTCCATCTTACAAAGCTGGAAACAATGGAAGTTATTGGCGAATATCAAGGCAAGCCAACCCTTAGCGACTTTGCCTATCTTTTGAATAACACAGGTAGAGAATTTGGTAATTGCCTTTTGGTAGTAGAAAATAACTCTTTAGGCATTTCTGTACTTGAAAAGTTAAAAGAAATGAGTTATCCTAATCTTTACCATTCAACAAAAGGTTCACACGAATTTGTAGAAGCTTCCGAATTTTATGACAGCGATAGAATTGTCCCTGGTTTCACAACCTCCTCAAAGACAAGACCACTCGTTATTGCAAAGATGGAAGAGTTCATTAGAAATAGGCATATCAAGTTTTATTCTTCAAGGCTCGCTGCCGAATTCAAAACATTTATTTGGGTTGATAACAGGGCACAAGCGATGCGTTCTTACCACGACGATCTAGTTATGTCGTTAGCGATTAGCTGCTGGGTCAAAGACACGGCGCTTACCGTCAACGTAAGAGAAATAGAATACAAGAAAGCTATGGTAAATTCTATGGTGTCTACAAATGGCGTTTTCGTTACATCGATCCCAGGCATGAAAGGCCATAATATAAAAGGCTTCAAACAAGAAACTTGGGATAGAGCTATGGAACAGAAACAATATAGTTGGATATTAGGCTAAAGGGCTAAAAAATGGCAAAACAAGATAAGAATCCAAGAAACCCAGCAACTGACTTATTCCAGAGACTAACTAAAGTTTTCTCTGGTCCAATGGTCAACTACAGAACACAATCTACCAGACGACTTCGCAGATCGTTGATGGACAAGTACTCTTCGCAGTTCCGTTCTGCTTCGGGTCAACAGTTCAAGCGTTCACAACTTTACGCATTCTCAAATATGCAGAATGCTATTATGATCAACCACAACCGCTCCGAGCGTTATGTGGACTTTGATCAAATGGAATATACACCCGAAATTGCTTCTGCTCTAGACATTTACGCAGATGAAATGACCACTTACTCGGCCCTTCAGCCAATGTTGAATATCAAGTGCCGTAATGAAGAAATAAAAGGTGTCTTGCATTCCCTTTACCACAATGTCCTAAATATCAATTTCAACCTTTTTGGTTGGTGCCGAACAATGTGTAAGTATGGAGACTTCTTCCTTTACCTTGACATTGACGAAACCCAAGGCATTACCAGCACCATTGGTCTTCCACCACAAGAATTAGAAAGACTTGAAGGTGAAGATAAGACCAACCCAAACTACGTCCAGTTCCAATGGAACTCTGCCGGAATGACCTTTGAGAATTGGCAGGTTGCCCACTTCCGCATTCTTGGAAATGATAAGTATGCTCCTTATGGAACTTCTGTTCTTGAAGCTGCACGACGTATTTGGCGTCAACTTACTTTGTTAGAAGACGCTATGATGGCTTATCGTATTGTTCGCGCACCCGAACGTCGTGTATTCAAGATCGATGTTGGTGCTATTCCTCCAAATGAAGTAGAACAATACGTTCAAAAGGTTATTACCTCCTTAAAGCGTAATTCAATTGTAGATGACTCAACCGGTCGTGTCGATCTTCGTTATAATCCTTTATCTGTTGAAGAGGATTACTACATTCCTGTTCGTGGTGGTTCTTCTACAGATATCGTGTCCCTCCCAGGTGGAACATTCACAGGCGACATTGACGACGTAAAGTATCTCCGTGATAAATTGTTCTCTGCCCTAAAGATCCCTGCTTCTTACATTTCAAGAGCAGAAGGTGCAGAAGAAGATAAAACAACTTTGGCCCAAAAGGATATTCGTTTCGCAAGAACGATCCAAAGACTACAAAGAATCGTTGTGTCCGAACTAGAGAAGATCGGCATTATCCATCTTTATACTTTAGGATTTAGAGGAGACGATCTACTCAACTTTTCATTAAGCCTCAACAACCCATCTCGCATTGCTGAAATGCAAGAGCTAGAACATTGGTCCACAAAGTTTGACGTTGCTGGCAAGGCAACCGAAGGCTATTTCTCCCGTCGTTGGATCGCTGAAAAACTATTCAATATGTCCGAAGAAGAATTCCTCCGCAATCAACGTGAGATTTTCTACGACCGTAAGTTTGATGCTCAAATCAACGCCGTTGCCGAGAAGATGCAAGAAGAAGCCGGTGCCCTCGGCGGTGGCGGTGGTGGTCTTGGTGGCGGACTTGGTGGCTTTGGAGGTTTTGGTGGTACCGAAGGTGGAGGTGAAGAATCACCAGGTCCAGAGGCCGGTGGTGAAGCAGCCGCAGCACCAGAGCCAGGAACACCCGAAGAACCACTATTGGCCGCTCCTGGCGGCACTCCTGGGGCAACACCAACACCAACACCAGAAGCAGGAGGCGGTGAACAGCCAACCCCAGGAGAAACACTCCAAGAAGATGAAGAAGGTTGGTATGTTATGGGTCCAAATGGACGCAAACGATATCGCCGTCGTGGTCCAAGTGGAAAAACCTATTACTATGGTCAAAAGCCAGGTGGTAGAAATAAAGGCTCTGTCGCCAGAAAGAAGAATATTACTTCTCTCCACACACCAGAGTCAGTCTTTGGTAAAACAAAACGATCTATTCCCGGTTATAGTGATTTAAAGACATTAGGAAGAGGAGCGATCTACGAAGGCAAGACAACTAATTACTCTGAGGAAGAAGCTGATGTCTTCCGCACCGAAAAAGAAATAAACAGGCTACTTGAATCATTGGAGAAGAAGAAATGAGATTACGCCATAATAAGAAAAGAAATACCGCTTTTCTTTACGAACTACTCGTAAAGCAATTTGCAGTTGCCTCATTACAGCAGAATAAAGAAAGAGCAACACAGATAAAAGAAGTTCTTGCTACGTTCTTCAAAACAGGAAAGCCATTGGCACAAGAACTGGCTTTATTCCGTACTCTTTATGAAACCAATAGCGTTGATGGTTTTACTGCGATGCGTTTGGTCCAAGAAAGCTACCGCGCTTATCAAACCTTGGACCACAAGACAATTTTCAACGAACAAACAAAGTTGATTAACTGGATCAACAAGAACATCGGACAAAACTGTTTTGAGACATTTATGCCTAACTATAAAACTATGGCGACCATCTCACAGATCTTCGGATCGGAAACAGACGTAAAACAAAAAGTTCTTCTTGAAAGAAAGCTTATCGGTAGCCTGATGGAACGTCCGGTAGAGCGAAAGAAGAATGAAATGCAACCAATAGACAATCTCGTTTATCGTCAAGTGGTTCAGAACTTCAATAAGAAGTACAACAGCAACCTAAACGAATCACAACGTAAGATTATTGAAAGCTATGTTCTCTCTATCAGCGATGGTGGTTTGCAGTTCCAGTTCCGTCTAAACGAAGAGATCTCCAGAATTAAAGAAGCAATTACTATTTATAAAGATAGCAATAGTCAGGTTGCTACAAGATTAGGTTCTGTTTTGGAACTAATCGAATCTTTCAAGAAGACCCCTCTCAACGAGCAAATTCTTGAAAAAGTCCTCAAACTACAAGCACTCGTAGAGGAGATCACCAACAATGGCGATAACAATTAAGATTGGTTCTTCAGAACCTACACAAGTAGAGCCTGAAGAGATTGTCAAGCTCAAAATTTCAAAGAGTTTGAACGACGACGTTATGGTTTTTGATCACGCAGATATTTACATTGTTATTCAGCCAAAGAACAATAAGCTTGTTGCTTTTGCTAAAGACATTATGAGCGACTATGTTTATGGCGCTCAAAACCGTCTATTCCATTACCTTACCAAAAGAGGTCTTGTGAATCCAGAATCAGTTCAGGCTGGAAATGTCTATGACTCTATGGAAGCAAAGTACTACCCATCAGATAAGTTTGACGTAATTAAACTGCTCCTAATAAACCTCTCTCGTTTTATTGAAGACGAAAGACCTTACTTTGAGTTTGTTGAGAACTACGACGAAATGATGACGGATCGCTTTACAGACCCAACCGATGAAGACTCAACCAAGCTTGGCGAAGTCCCACAACAAAACAAGAAAGGCACCGTTGGTGCTTCACCGTTCACTTATGGAAATGCCTATTATTGGCAGTCCTTCACTTATTGATGGAATTCTAAATGCTACAACTTGCTTGGTTTATTCTCGCTTCTTATGGTCTTACTTATCTTGTCGTCTATGCATCGATCTTTAATTCCATAAGACCATCCAAAGAATGGCTAAATGGTTTTGGTAAATTGTTCCATTGTCCATTATGTTTTGGTTTTCACGCAGGATGGTTTTTATTTTTACTTTCTCCTTACACCGAACTATTTAGTTTCAGACAAACAATCGCCAACTTCTTTATTTGCGGTTGGACTTCAGCAGGAACAGCATATTTTTTGAGTATGTTGCTAAATGATGAAGGTTTAAGAATTCACAAAGGAACCGAAAAATGAAACTTACTGAGTCTCAACTAAAACGCATTATTGCGGAAGAAGTCCAAACTGCTATTGATGAAGGTATTTTTGATTATTTTAAGAATGGTGCTGATGTTGCTAAGAAAGCAATCGGTGGAGTAGCAAACGTAGCCGATGTTGTTTTGAGTTCAGTTAAAACAGGAGATCAAGCAATAGTAAATGCTATTTATGCTGCTAGAAGAGATAAAGATAAAAGACTTATTCAAAAAGCAGGCGATCTTGCAAACCAACTCGCAAAACATATGGAACAGATAAGCATTATAGGGCTTCCAGAGACAGAAGCAGCTAACCTTGCTTTGTTTGAAATTTTGGCCGCAAGCATTGGCTCCAACGTTGAAGACCTACCCAGATTTAAAAGACAAGTTGAAAAGGAAACTCTCGTTGGTTGGGCTGAACGCCCAGATGATGCTTCTGTCTCGTTAAAGCAAAGGTATCGTGGTCAAGGCATGGGTCAAGTTGCAAGTAGAATAGGCTCTGGCGTTCGTTCAATGCCTGGCTATGGCGCTATGGAAGAGCAAGCCGATGCTATTACCGAAGCAATCTTAAAAAGAATAATTCAAAAGAGGTGAGCGATGAAAAAATGGTTACTACAACCTGTTCGTCGTTGCTGCAACGGCAGTTAGCTCGGGCGGGTTGCGCCCGCTGAACTTTTCAACCATCCTGCTAAAACAGGGTGGTTTTTATTTTTTGTGAAATAGAAAACTATTTATCTTGATAACCAAAAGGTATAAAATGTCAAAAACACTTTTACGAGAATTTTATGAACTTTGCCCTGACGGAATGTGCCTTGATGTTCTTACTGAAGCAGAAAGACGTTTATCCGCAGAGGGTAAAGCACTCTTCCTTGTCGGCAAATGCCACGAAGCAGAAAAACTAAATGGTAATGGTCGTGTTTATCCATTCCCCATTCTCAAAAGAGAAGTAGAGAAATATATGGATGTCGTCAAAGACCGCCGCGCAGTTGGAGAGTTGGACCACCCAGACGATTCAGTTGTTAATCTAAAGAACTCTTCGCACATGGTTACCGACCTATGGTGGGAAGGAAAAACACTTATGGGTAAGGTTAAGGTTCTATCTACACCTTCAGGAAACACCTTGCGCGCTCTTATCAACGACGGCGTAAAGATCGGTATCTCATCTCGCGGCCTTGGTTCCGTTCGTCAATCCGGCGGAACTACTATGGTTGAAGATGACTTCCAACTTATTTGTTTTGACATTGTTTCCGAACCTTCAACACCAAAAGCCTTTATGGATAATGTCGTTTATGAAGGCAAGAATAGACAAAATAAACTATTTACCATTGATTCTATATTAGATGACCTATTAGGGAGCAAAAAATGAACAAGATTAATGAATCCAAAATTAAAGTTTTAGAAAAAAAACAATCTCGTTACGTTCAAAAACTTATTGAACAAGCAGCCATTCAACAACTCCGAAAAGGAAAAGTTGATGAAGGAGTCTGGGATTCAATCAAATATGGTCTTGCTAAATTAACATCGCTCAGAAAGAAGCTTCCTAGCAAGAAGAGAGATGCTGCACAAGCACAAATTGATAAAATCCTTGCAAGAGCCGATTCGGCGTCAAATGCAGCTTTTGCTGATTTATATCAAGAACTTAAAGCTTCGGGATATCCTAATCAAAAGAATGCCGATGAGTTCCTTGCACAAACTAGCAAAATTGGCAGCATCTATGATAGTATTTTCGCAAGCGCCACAAGAGGCGAAACTGATCCCAGAATCGCAAACGATATGATTAAAGACTTGCGTAAAGTTTTACAATTCTTTATGGATCACGAATTGGAAAGTGTTTATAAGAGGCTAGCCGAAGCCGAAGGAGAGACAGAAGATCCAACAGCCGGTCCCCTAACAGGTGGCTTTGATACAGATGCTATGAAAGAATTACGTTCTAAAGTAGCACCTTTGGTTTTGGCCTTGGGTGGTATGGTTGGCATACTCGGTGGTGCTTTGATGCGTACTGATTGGTTCTTTGATCTTATTACAGAAAGCATTTGGGAAGATGGATTGCCACAATCTGAGGTTGTTGATGTAATAGTCGATAAAATCGGTCCAGAACAAGGAGAAGGCGTTTCACAAATGGTTGGTAGACTTGTCTTCCAAGATCCAAACCATTACGGACCAAACACAAAAGTTTCCGAATTATTGGCTGGTATGAAAAGCATCAATCTGTCCCCAGAAGCATTAGCTAGTTTAGGTGAAGATCCGTATAATTTTGAACCTGTTTGGAAAGCATTGACAAGTGATCCAAGTGCCACTTTGGGTAAGGTTTTTGGATCTGCAACCCCAGGTGGTATGGAATGGAGTGTTGATCCAAGTAAGGTAATCAATGTTGTTGAGCAAATAACAAAAACAGTATATGTACCAGTTAAAAAGACAATACTAAAACGTGGTGCGGCAGCGGTGCTTGGTGCTGGTGGAGCCGCATATCTGGCACCAGCATCCGTTTTGCTTGGAGCATTAGGAATTGGTCTTGTTGCTAGTGGTGCAGCCGTTTACTTCCTTAGAAAACACGGCCAAAAATATTCAAGATTGGCAACACTAGATGGACTGTTGCAAAAAATGAAAGATGTTAGTTCTACAGAAACATCTCGCACTCCTCCTTCTGGACCAGGAGAACCATCAGCCCCCGATACTGGAACTGAAGATGAAACGGTAACTGGTGGTGCTGGTGAAACAATTCATATCTTCAGAAAAGGTCCGCACAAGTATTTGGATAGCGGTAGAGAGGGCATTAATCTTATTGATAGGCTGATGGGAACCGGATTGCCTAGCTGGGCTATAACAGCCATAACCGATAGAATCAAGAAAGAACTTGAAAAGGAAGGTTTTGTTGTGAAAGAAGGTTTGGAATCGGAAGACCTTCTTGAAAGAAGAATAAGAGCTAGAAGAGCAAGAAGAAGAGAAACCCCTCGTAAGCCTGCCGATGCTATCCCAGCAGAAAGACCAGATACAACAAGAATTGGCGGTGGAGTTCGTGCTGCCCGCGCTGCTGTTGATGCAGAAGACAGAGTAGCGTCGGCGTTTGAACGAGATATGCTTGGTCCTGGTGACAACAGAGGCAAGATTGCTCGTATGGTAATTGAGTTTGGTTCAGACACAACAGTTGTAAAAGACGGTAGAACTTTAAGATTTACTCGCAGAGAATTATTTGATAACCCAGATGAATTTATTGCCGCTCTATCTCGCGAAGAAAAGGCTCTATTGATGAGACTTCCTGAAAATCCTAATAGAGAGCGTTCAAAATTTGACTTTTTTAAGATGACAACCGATCAGCGTAAAGAACTATATCTAAAAGTTAAACAAGGAAAAGTTGATTTTGAAAGAGATTTCAGAGTTGCACCTAGAGCAAGAGAGCCTGAAGCCGATAAATTCTTTATCTCTGATATACGAGATATACTAGAGACTGGACATACCGCTCTTGGCGAACAACCAATTGATCCGCAAGTTATCCGTGCCGCGATGTTACGGATACAAGATTATTTGGGTATGTATCTAAAAAATGCTGGTATTGTAATGCGCGAAACTGTTGAATTAAATCGCTGGGCTGTTTTGGCCGGTATCAAACCATTATTGAGAGGATGAAGTGAATCAAGCAGAACTAAAGAAAATGTTGAAGCCCCTTATCAAAGAATGCGTCCAAGAGATCATTCTAAAAGAAGGGCTTCTATCTTCTATCGTTTCAGAAGTAGCAAAAGGAATTGGAGGTCAACTTGTTGTGGAAAGCAAAAAGCCACAACAAGCACAACTATCAAGACCTATTCCTTCCGACGAAGATAGAGAACGTGCGCTAAAAGAACACAAGAGAAAACTACTGGATGCTATTGGTAAGGACTCCTTCCGAGGCGTGAATGTGTTTGAGGGAACAACTCCAAACATCCCAGAGCCTATTTCAGAAGGTTCTCCATCCAGCCCACTTTCAGGCCAAGATCCCAATGATCCAGGCGTAGACATTTCCTCTATCGTTGCGATGGGCGGAAAGGCTTGGAAGCAACTACTTAGATAAGTAAGGGAATCAAAATGTCTGAAGCTTTCATTTATTCATCTGGTTTGGGAAATGTCCCATCATATCAAGTATCCGGTATTCCTTTTGTTACTGGGGGCGTTAGTGCTACTACTATCAAGAGCGTTTCCTTTCCTTATGTAACAAGATGGATTTATGTTGTGAATAATGGTAGTGGTGATCTAAGAATTGGTTTTTCACAAAATGGCGTCCAAGGTTCTAGATACATTACAGTTCAGGCATCAGGTACAGGTAAAGATACTACCTCAATTAGAATGGAAGTAAAAGCCACCGAACTATGGTTCTCTGGTTCTACATCTGTAGATATCATGGCTGGTCTAACAACCATTCCAGCAGCAAGAATTAATAACTCTGCTGTTTCTCCATCCGGCTCCAATTGGTCCGGTTCCGCAAACGTATAATAACAAGAAGGTTTTATGAAAGGTTATAACTCTAAGAGGCCCGCAAATGTTTCGGTGGAAGTCCGAGATGGGCAATCAATTACATCAGCAATCAAAAAGTTTATGAAGAAAGTAAAGAGAAGCGGAGTTATTGAGCAATACCGCAAGTCTCTTGAATATGAAAAGCCCTCCGACAAGAGAAAGCGCAAGGCTCGCCGTCGTGAGAAGGTTTTAAAGAAGCTTCGTCAGGCTAGAAAGTGAAGTCATTTAGGAAAACTCACGACTATTTATTTTGAGTTTTTCTATTTAGTATTAGAACGGAGTACCTAAATGTCATCACTTTTGGAACAAGCCATTATCGACGCCAAGGAACTACGCGAGGCCGCACTTAGGTTCGCAGAGAACCAAGTTATTGAACGCCACGCTGTAGAACTCAAAGAGGCTATTGATTCGTTTTTGAACGAGCAAGACGAGCCTGCTTTGGACCCAATGGCCGGTATGCCTGCCGCTGGTGCTGCTCCTGCCGCCCCTGTCGTTCCAGAGAGTATTCCCGATGCTTCTTTGGTTGATACTCAAACTGGTTCTAACGAAGAAGAAGACGGAATTATAACTTTGTCAATGGACGATCTTCGTACTATGGTTTCTGCTTATGAGAATCAAGATATCGCACCAGAAGACCTCAAAGACCCATTTGAGATTCTTGCTGACGGCGAACCAGATTCTTCCAGAGAAGAAGAGCCAAAGGAGACAGAAGTTAATCTCGGCCAAGTTCGTCAACCACAAACCGCTCCTTCTTCTGTAATGGAAGGTTTGATGGAAGAAGTCAAACGCTTCATTAAAGAAACTGCTTCGGCAGAAATACTTGATGAAGATGACCAACTTGAAGAAGAAGATACTTTAGACGAAGAAGATGTTCTCCAAGAAGAACTTGTCATCGACATTACCGATGGTGACTTTACAGGTTGGGCTGGTCGTCCCGAAAAGGACCGCAAGTACCAACAAACAATTGAGCTTGCTCGTTTGGCCGATACTAAACGTCAAGAAGAACTCAAAGACTTACAAGACGGAATGAAGAAGCTTGCCGGAATCAACGAATCGTTGAAGGCAAAGAGTTCTGAACTCCGCAACCAAAACGTTCTTTTAGAACAAACAATTTTAGCGTTGAAAGGTAAGCTTGAAGAAGTGAACCTAAGCAATGCAAAACTTCTGTATCAAAACGAAGTACTTACGAACCCCTCGTTGAATGAGCGACAAAAATCACAAGTTGTCGAATCCATTCGTAAGGCAGCTTCTGTTTCAGAAGCGAAGGTTATTTTTGAAACACTTCAAAGTGCAGCGCGTTCTGTCGGAACCGATAGAAAGGTTGAATCGCTGAACGAGGCAATCAGAAGACCTTCTCACACAATACACGGCAAGAATCCACTAAACGAATCAGTTGATAACAACCAGTTTGATTATTGGAAGAAACTTGCTGGTATCCAAAAATAGAAAGCAAAAATCCTAAAAATAAAGGGGGTGATAATATGTCTCGTAATCTAATTGAAAGATTAACAGAGGGTGTCGTGAATCGCGATCTCCAGAAAGAAGGTGCTGCTCTTCTCAACAAGTGGGAGAAGACCGGACTTCTAGAAGGACTCGCTAACGAAAACCAACGTGCTGGTATGGCACGCCTTCTCGAAAATCAAGCAAAACAACTACTCAAAGAATCTACTTCTATGGCCCAGGGCGATGTCCAAGGCTTCTCAGCAGTAGCCTTCCCACTCGTTCGCCGCGTCTTCGCTGGTCTACTCGCCCAGGATCTCGTCAGCGTTCAACCAATGAGCCTTCCATCCGGCCTCATTTTCTTCCTTGACTTTACTACTTCTGGTGATATCGGAGGTGCTACTAGCGGTGGACTTCCCCGCCTCGGTTATGGAAGCACAGCCGAATCACTTTATGGTGGTGGTGTAGTCGCTAGCCAAATTACTGGTGGTGTTTCACTTACTGGTACTGGTGCTGAAGCTGGTCCTTATGCCCTAAACAATGGCTATGCATCTCCAACTGGCTCCGTCCCAGTTGCAGCAGCCAGCGTTTCAGAAGCCCAAGCTCCATTCATCGTTGGCAATGCTGCTTCAACCGATAAGCTTATTCGCTTCGATCCAGATCTCGCTTCTGGTTCATATGCTACTGTCGTCGCTGTTACTATGTCTGCTGTCCAAGCGGATTCGGTAAATTTGAGAGACTTGGTTGCATTTAGCGGTACTTTGTCCTCTGGTTATAGCGGTTCGGTACTTGTTCGTCGTCTAACAACCTTTGAACCATCAACAAGAGTACTATCTCTCGTTTACAGCAAGGCAACTTCATTTAGCTCAATTGTTGATGCTGGTACTGAATTTACAGGTTCATTCCCATTGAAGGATTCCTTTACCACAACCGGTGCCCCACTAGGAGGCGTTGTTGGTCAAGACACCTGGGGTCTTGAAAATCAAGCTCGCATTCCAGAAATTGATATCAAGGTTGATTCAATTGCTGTTACAGCCATTACCAAGAAACTAAAGGCCAAGTGGACTCCAGAGTTGGGTCAAGACCTCAACGCTTACCACAACCTTGATGCCGAAGTTGAACTTACTTCAATTCTCTCTGAGCAAATTGCTCTTGAAATTGATCGTGAGATTCTTGAAGACTTGATCAAGGGCGCCACCGCTGGCACTTACTACTGGTCACGTTCTCCTGGCCTCTTCGTCAACCGCACAACTGGTGTTGAAGTCGGCGCTTCGGCTGCTGCTCCTGAATTCACCGGCAACGTGTCAATGTGGTACGAAACACTCATTGAAACTATCAATGATGTCTCTGCACAAATCCACCGTAAGACTCTCCGTGGTGGCGCTAACTTCATCGTGACCTCACCTGAAGTTGCCAACATTCTAGAGTTCACCGCTGGCTTCCGTGCAAGCGTTACCGCTGACGACGAACGCGGCACCATCGGCGCTGTTAAGGTCGGTTCACTCAGCAAGAAGTGGGATGTCTATGTCGATCCTTACTTCCCCCGCAACCTCGTCCTCGTTGGTCGTCGTGGCGGTTCCTTCCTAGAAAGCGGTTACGTCTACGCTCCTTACGTTCCACTACAAGTCACTCCTACCATCTTTGGTACCGAGGACTTCGTGCCACGCAAGGGTGTCATGACCCGCTACGCTAAGAAGATGGTTCGCCCCGATATGTACGGCTTGGTCGTCGTTCGTGGCCTCCTCGGTGAAGGCGGTCTAACCAGCTGATAATAACTGAATAGTTATTCTCGCAAGTGCCCCCTGTAGTTTCGGCTACAGGGGGCTTCTTGTTTTGTAAGATACTATTTATTATATTCCAACAGGGGGATTTACTATGGCCAAGAGAAATCAATACAATAGAATTACATTACCAAACGATATGAGCGTTACACTTTACAACGCCGCTGCTGGACAAGTAGGACCATCGGCTAACTTTACTGTTAATGCAGATGCTGGCTATTTGGCTTATCTACCAACTGTTGGAACTCTTACTGGTACTATTGACGTATCCTCTATGAAGAACGGACAAAGACTAGATATATCATTACCTGCTGAAAATGGTTTCTTGCTATCTTGCTCTTCTGGTGGCGGTAAACTCTTTGGTGCCGGTGCTACATTTATTAATACTGCGAGCCTTGCTGCTGGTAAAACTTATTACTGCTATAAGCTTGATGTCGTTGATACTGGTACTCCTACCTATAATGTTCTTGTATTGGCTGGAACTGCTTCCTTTACTGGCTTCTGATAACAAGAATTAGTTTATCTCCTAAGCCGATCCTATTGGGTCGGCCTTTTTATTTTCAGCAAAACTATTTACTTGACGGAGGGGTTATGAATGTCCTATCCAGCGTATTCGCCGGTCAGCAAGACAAATGTGGTTATCTTGACCGCAACAGGTTCCACAGTAGCAACAGGAAATGGTGCTGCCAACCTCGTTCATTATCCTTTTGGAATTTATGCTGATCCGTCCTCTCCTCGTTATGATGTCAACTTTATTTCTGGTGCTTCCGATCAAGTAGCCTACACTTATAAGAAACTTGGTGGAGATGTTCTTGATCTGGAAATAACTGTTGGAAATGTTTATGCTGCTTATGAAGAAGCAACATTAGAATACTCCTACATAATGAATCTCCATCAGTCCAAGAATGCTCTTCCAAGTTTGCTTGGTAAGACAACTGGTTCATTCGATCAAGACGGACAATTAAAAGAAGCAGGTTTGGCTGGCGCAAGCATCAACCTTCGTTATCCAAGATTTGAAGTTGGATATGCAAAGCAAGTTTCTATCGGAATGGCTAACGAGGCTGGTGTCGCTGGTGGTACAACTCCACATTATCTAACTTCTTTTGATCTCTCTACTGGTCAACAGGATTACGATCTACAGCAAATAATAACAGATAATGTTGCAAATAATAGAGAACCAGCAACAGGAACACCTGTTGCTTATTCAGCTTCTTTTGTTAGCGCAAGCTCAAACCGTATTACTATCAGAAGAGTATTCTACAAAAGTCCAGCAGCAGTATGGAGATTCTATGGTTATTACGGTGGTCTAAACGTAGTTGGTAATTTGAACTATTACGGTCAGTTTGCTGATGATACCACTTTTGAGATCATCCCAGCTTGGCAAAACAAGCTTCAAGCAATGGCTTACGAAGACCACCTTTATACAAGATTATCTCATTACTCTTATGAGATCTTCAATAATAAGATGAAAATCTTCCCAACTCCAGAAATAGGCATCGTTAGACACATGTGGTTTGAGTTTACATTTGATAATGGTACCGATCCTTGGGCTGCTGTTCCCGGCGTGTCGGGTTCTGTCAAAGGAAACGAAGAAGGCATTTCTAATATGAACACTTTGCCTTTTGATAACCTTCCCTATGAACACATCAATGCTATTGGTAAGCAATGGATCCGCCGCTATGCTTTGGCTTTGGTAAAAGAAACCCTTGGCCTTATTCGTTCTAAATTCGGTACCATTCCAATTCCAGGCGATAGCGTTACTCTGAATGGTGGCGATCTTGTTTCTTCTGCAAGAGAAGAACAAGAGAAACTAAAAGAAGAATTGAAGACAACCTTGGATGAGTTGACCTACGCCAAGCTTGCCGAGATAAATGCTACCATTATGGATAGCACGACCAAGGTTCAAGAGAAACTACCACTTCTCATTTATCAAGGGTGATGAATGACTCATAATAAATGGACCGAGCCAGAATACGCACCACCTCCTTTGTTCTTGGGACAAAAGGAAAAAGATCTTGTCAAGCAAGTCAACGACGAACTTATTGAAAGAGTTATTGGTCAAGAGGTGTTCTATTATCCCATCGATCATATAACAACCAACTACCATCCTCTTTATGGAGAAGCAATCGTAAAAAACTTTTTGCCTCCAATAAGAATTTATGCTTTAGTAGAGTGGTCTTCTTATGGTTCAACAATGACTGAAGGTTTTGGAATGGATAAGAAATCAGAGATCATTGTCCACTTTCATCATAGAAGACTGAAAGAGGACCAAGACCTTTTCGTTCGTGAAGGCGATTTTGTAAAGTATGACGGTCTATATTATGAAATCTTTACCCTTGAAGAACCAAAGCAATTGTTCGGTCAAATTGGCAATTCACTTGAAGTGAAGGCCACTTGCGGAATTTCAAGACAAGGGCTTTTCGATGCCACCTAAGACACCACCAGACAAACCACCAGAAGAATTATATTCTCATACTGGTATCAAGGATGCTGAACGCATTCTTCGTGAAGTCACAATGATGCCTTCCACAATTGAAACAATTGATGTGGCAATGTATAACTATCTCAACGAGACTTTGAACCTTCACGTTCAGACAAACAAAGGTTTCAAGAAGGTTCCTGTTGTCTGGGTTGCATCAGAAAGGTCTAACCAGATCAAGAATAAGAAAGAGCTTAGAGATGATAATGGTTTCTTGATCTTCCCTATGATGACTCTGGAGAGAACTAACATTGCAAAAGACGCAAACTTCAAAGGTGTTGCTTGGGCACATCTTGGCAACGTTGCTGATGAGAAGGGGGGAGCTATTGAAGTTGCTCGTCGTATTAGACAAGATAAAACAGCAAACTTTATAAATGCTGATAAACGCCGCACAGTTCCTACGCTGACTTCTGGTAGAGGCCCAGGACAAGACAACTATCCAGGTTCAAGCTCTAAAGTTGTATATGAAACCTTATCAATGCCTATCCCAACATATATTGAAGTCAAATACAGTATTTCAATAAGAGCCGAGTATCAACAGCAGATAAATGATTTGATAACTCCATTCTTGACCAGAACAGGACAGATAACTGCTATATCTATCAAGAATGAAGGACATAAATACGAAGCATTTATTCAAGGTAGTTTTGGACAAAATTATAATGTAAAATCTTTTCAAAACGAAGAAAGAATATATAAAACCGATATTGAAATAAAAGTTCTTGGTTATTTATTGGGCGAAGCTGCCAACGCCGATAGACCAAAAATAGCTATTAGAGAGAATGCAGTTGAATTCAAAATTGGAAGAGAACAAGTAATTCTTGGAGAAGAACCAAATTATACCCCACGTTCTTTTTACAAACGCTGACAGAAAAGACGTTTGGGAGCAATAATAACTATTTATTTATGAAGTTTCTATAGAGGAGAATTCTATGCCAGCTAATAGTTTTAAATTTGTTTCACCAGGTATCTTTCTCAACGAGATTGATAATTCCCAAATTCCTCAACCTCCCGGCGCAATTGGACCAACCATTATTGGTCGTGCCACAAAAGGCCGTGCTATGCACCCAATTAAGGTTGACTCGTTTTCTGATTTCGTTGATCAATTTGGACCTCCAGTAGCTGGTGGTATTGACTCTGATTACAGAGCTTCTACTTTCGCTGGTCCTACCTACGGTGTTTATGGCGCACAAGCTTATCTTGCTGCTGGTGTAGGTCCAGTTAATTTTATCCGCTTGCTAGGTATTCCACACGCTGAAACAACTGATGTTAACGGAGAAGCTGGTTGGACTACTTATGACTATTCAGGTGGTTCTAGTCCTACTGCTGTTTCTTACGGTACTGCAACTGGTGGTGGTGCTTACGGTTTGTTTATTGCCCCTTCAGGTACTGTTCCACATACCGCTACCTTAGCTGCTGTGTTCTACGTCACAAAAGGTGGTATTACTCTTTCTGGCACTTTAGACAGAACTGGTGCAGCCGGTACAGGCTCCAACGAAGTTGTCCGCTTTAGTGGTACAAACGCCGCTGTTGAACTCACCGCACAAGTTTATTCCACAAATGCTTACGGCAACCCAATCAAGTTTAAGTTCAACCTTGATAGAGATAGTTCACAGTTTGCAAGAAATGTATTCAATACAAACCCAGTACTAACAAATACTATTCTTGTTGATTCTACATCTCTAACCAAAAATGAAGCAGTATACTGGCTAGGTGAAACTTACGAGACACAAGTTCAACAAATTTTAACAGGTTCATTTAGCGAAGTATTTGCTTGGCTTTCACCTGTAGCTAGGACAAC